TCAGATAGCATTAGAAATGAAAAGATTTAAGCAAAATGCTCAATCTGCAGGAGAGTTTTCTGGCGGAATTCTTGGTCCTAATGCAAACGATATGAAAGAAGATGCCTACTTTGATGCACTAAAGTCTAAGGTAAAAGATGCGTTTAAGGGCACAGGCTTTGAAACAGCAGCAGGAACAACTCTTGCAAAACTATCAAAGTTAAGCGATAAGACAGTAAATCCATTTGATGGAGACAAGACAAAGGGCGGATTTGTAAATCAAACACAGGCTCAAGACTTTGAAGTTAACATGTCTCTTCTTTTGGCAAACAAGGTTTTAAATCCAGAACAAATGGATACATTCTTGCTTATGTTTAAGGGCAAATTGCCAGACCTTAATCAGTTGCTGACTGTAGGAATGCAAAAGCAAGGTTCTGGTCCAACAATAGAGATGCTGGAGTATTTCTCATCATTTGAAAATGGTGAAAAGGCTGTTGAGATTTCTACTAAAATCATTAATAGTGATAAGAAAACATTTAATGAAATAGGCGAAACAATGGCTGTACTTAGAGCAATGGATGGCCATGAAGTTAATATGGAGGCATACATTACAACTGTTGGGTATGCTGGACTCCTTGACCTTTCTAAGGAATTAAAGATAATTGAAGGAATGCCAAAGTCAATAGACAAGGCAATTATCCTTGACTACTTTGTCAATGGCAAGGGCAAGGGTATGGAGGGTATGACAGAAAGCAACCTTCAAACATTATTTAAGCAGTGGAAAGATTTTGATAAACTTCCAGATCTAGCACAAAAGGAAGCAGTTTCAAAATTTAAAACTCTATATGAAACAGTTTTTGCAGATGAAGCATCTAAGTTAGCATTTTACAATAAGTATGCATCAAAGGCAACAGGTGGAGATACAACGGCTACAGGACACCTTGCATCGCTTATGGCTGGATCAAAAAATGCAGACGACACACTTGTTGACAGAATTGCTGCTAGTACAAAAACATATATTGGAGAAAATGGAGAGGTAGTTGTAAATGGATCTACTGGCGGAAACGCTGGTGGTGGCGGTGGAAAAAAGGATAATCCACTAGCATTCCTTGACCAACTTGGTATGAGGTTAAAGAATGTAAGAGACAATGCGTTCAATGCTCTTAAGCCAGTAGACTCACTACTCGCAGCATTTAGAGATAAGAAAACACAGAAAAATGCATTCAAACTTTTTGACGGTATACAAAATAGGCTTTTAAGGTTTGGTGTTGGCAAAGACATGAGAGATGCAATTGCATCAATGTCTGCAGAAGATTTTGCAAAAGTTGCAGCACTTAAGGGTAAGGATGCCTTATTTACTTTTGAAAAGGGTAAGCCAAGATCAAAGGATACAATAACTGGACTTACAGAAACTGGTATGGCTGCAGATCAAGGCTACAGGGAGGCAAACCTTGGAGAGTTTAATCTTGTAAATGAAGAGACTATTAAAAATGTTCAAGACCAGGATAAAGCCTATAGAATTTTAATTAGTAGTGGTCTTACAGCAGCACAGGCTTTAGAGGTAGTGGCAGACCAGGGCCAAGCAGCAGCAATCGCTGCAGGAGCAATTAAAACTTCCGACCCAGAGTGGAAGACCTATATCGCAAATATTAAAACTGCAAATACAGAACTTGAACGTCAAGAAGTATTAAATAAAGCAATTAGGGCAAATGAAGAGTTCAAGATGTATTCAGAAATGCCAAAACTTGTTTCTCAAATGAAGGAACTTGGATATAGCACAGACCAAATTGATGCAGTTCTTGGAGACCCTCAGTTAGCAAAGTTCTTAGTAGAAGATCTCAAAGACGGCAAACTAGAGGCTAAAGAAATTGCAGAATATTTAAATAATATTGAAGCAAAGAAGATTATCGATATTCAGGTTGCACTTAATAAGGGAGACCTGAAAGAGGCAAGTGCCAAGGGTAGAGAAATTGTTGATGAGTTATTCGCAGCACAAGAAGGCCTTATTCGTACAGGCCCTGAAGCAATGCAACTCAAGGCTAATGAAAGACAGATTAGAGACCTTGAAGGACAGATTGCTCCATTCCAAAGACGTATTGCAGAACTAAATGATCAAATTGAAGATGGTCAAAGAGCAATTGAAGAAAACTATACCAGACCAATTGAAGACTTGAATGAACAGGTTAATGATCTAAACCGTGAACTAGAGATGAATCCTCTGTTTGGTGATCGTGCAATAAAGAAGATTCAAGATGAAAATAGCATGCTTTCAAATGATCTTGAAATAATTAATCATGCAGCAGAAGAAGTTAACAAGAAGTATGACGAACAAGCAGAAGCGCTTTCAAAGGTTCAGGAAATCAATCAAAATATTCTTGAACAACAGCAGCAACAACTTGGTCTTGCTGATGCATTAACTCAAGGAGATATATCTGCAGCAGCCCAGGCAGCGCAGGGTATGAGAGCAACAAGCGCATCTCAGTTTGCATCAGGTCAACAGGACGCATTAGAACAAGCAAGAAAGAATGCTCTAGGAAGTTTGGTTGGTCCACAAAGTGGATTGACTGCAGAACAGATAAGTGAAAAGCAGTTCCAGAATTCACAAAAGATCTATCAGATGGAGACAGACCCACGCAGACTTGAAATATTAAATCAGATTCAAGTTAAGCAGGATGAAATCTATAAACTTGAAGAGGGCAGAGAATCAGCGCTTCGTAAGATTAGAGATCTTGAGGATGAGATTTGGGAAATTGAGGAAAACTCTATTGAGCCACTTCAAGAAAGAATTGATGCACTTAACTATGCTAATCGACTACTACAGGACAGCATTGATAAGCAAATAGAAAACCTTAAGGTTCTTGGTAAGACAAGGGATGAATGGGATAGAATTAATGCAATGCTTGATATGGATGCAGCAGTAAAGAGAGCAGCAGCACAGTCCGCAGATCTAGCAGCGTTACTTACAGCAGCAGAAGAGTTAAACATGACCTGGGCTGATATTCTTGCAAAGATGGCAGAATATGCAAATGGCGTTCCTGGTTCGGTTAGTGCAGCACGTAATGCAATTGGTGGTGTTGGTGCGGATGCATATGTTGCACCACAAGAAACAGCAGAGACAATAGCAGCAGCAGAAGAATTTGATGCAACAGTTTCAGAACTTGACGCTGCTCAAGCAGCACTTGATGATGCGTATGATAAAGGTTTATGGGCAAAGTTTGATGAATTGCAAAGAAGGCTTGCTGCAGCACAAGCAGCATATGATGCAACCTTACCAAAGGTTGATCCAAACAGCAGTCGAGGAGCAGACAACTGGCTTGCTTCACAAGCGCTGTCTTCTGGTGGAATAGTTAAACCTAAATATTTTGCAGTAGGTGGAGTTGCACGTGGCACAGATATAGTTCCAGCAATGCTAACTCCTGGAGAGTTTGTAATGAGCAAATATGCCGTACAGTCTCACGGAATTGATAAGATGAAGTCAATTAATAATGGATCTTCTGTAGGCGACGCAGTGTATAATTATAGTATTAGTGTTAATGTCAAGTCAGATGCAAATCCAGATGAAATTGCAAGAGTTGTAATGACACAAATAAAAGGCATCGACTCACAAAAACTCAGGGGGAATAGATTCTAATGGCAACCAATACATATATGTCTGGTAGAAGAAAGTATTCAAGACCACAGGCAATGCTATTTGCAGATAACCCTGGAACAAAGGTCAATGGTTTTTATATTCCAGATGGATACGAGATAGGGTCTTACACAGGCTCTGAGGCCAATTCTAAAGACTTTCTAATCCTGTCTGATGATAATAGGTCAGAAATAGGTTTCAATACCGTTAGAATTGAAAAGCGTGAAAGAATGATTAATGGTCGCATGAGGTCATACCACATTGCAGACAAACTAAATATTGACGTATCTTGGGACATGCTGCCATCAAGAGCCTACGACACCAAGGCAGACTTTGATGCAAATGGAAATGCAGACATGGAAGCAACCTTGGCAAGACCAAAGCCATTAGAGTTTACTTCTGACGGCGGAGCAGGTGGAGTTGAACTGCTTGATTGGTACGAAAATCACAAGGGATCTTTTTGGGTTTATCTTGCATACGATAAGTATACAAATTTTCAAGACACTGATAACAGCGAAGTTGATAACAGATTTAATAATGTAAACAAGTATAACGAGATTGTAGAAGTATTTTTCTCAGACTTCAAGTATTCGGTTGTTAAAAGAAGCGGTCTTAACTTTGACTTTTGGAATGTCTCTTTGACGCTGGAAGAGGCGTAATGTTTCAGGACAAAGATTTACAAAATCACTTAGAGACAAGTTCATCTGTTAAAACACAGTCTGCTGTAATCGCAGAATGGAACATGAATATTCCATCAAACATCTCTACCGTTGGTAACTATCGCTATAGACCAAACACTGATGGCTCTGCTTATAGCGCACTTCCAAACACTTTTGATCCTTCAGATGCTGGAAACTATTACACTGGTGCAACGGATGCAGATGTAAAAATTGACGGAGGGTTTGACGATAATGGTGAGCCAACGACATTAACAGCATATAAAGAAAAGTTAAAGATGCTTTACTCTTTAGAGGATTGCCTAAAGCCACAAAGACCAAGGTCTGGAATCAATAAGGCAACCTACCTAAATGGAAAGTATCTACATAATCCAAACATTAATATGGCAAAGCGACCAAGATACTACATGGCAGATAAAAACGATCCATTTAAGTATTGGACATCTTTCAGAACCGAAAACGGTATCGAGTATGGAATTTCAAATAAAACTATTAATGGTAGAAATAGAATAGAAGATGCAGTCCCATTTGTAGTATACAAAGACCATGTTCCAGCAAACAGGCTTATTGTTAAGATGCAAACAAATACTGGAGAACTTGACTATGGTACTTTTTCAAACTCGGCTGAAACATTTTTGGACCCATACTACGGTGCTACAAATAAGACAACACCAGATAGATGGAAGATTCAGGTTTTAAAAAATAATAATTGGGTAGACGCTATATCTTTTTCAGATAAAGATAAAAGAAAAGACGGAACGGACATCATCAAGTCTGACGGATATGTTGAAATTTCTTATGGGCTAATAGTTCCTAAACTATACTTGGATACATTTATTTTTAAGGGTGAACTTTCATCTCTAACACTTAGACCAGATACAGCAGAAGAAGGACATGCATATTTAGTAATACAAAATGATGGAGACCTTGGTACCTATTACATATGGCACAAATCTGAGTGGAAGACATTTACACCAACATATGGCTGGAAACTTGAGGAAAGTTCTGTAGATAGTCTAACAAACTTTGTTACTGATCTAACATCTCCAAAATATTACAACTCTGGGTCTGTAAAAAGATACAAGGAGTTTGAATATATTTCTGGAATAAGAATTGTTGTTGAAAGTATGAACAAGTTTGACTCAGCATTTGATCTTATAGAAATGTCATCAAGACTGACTGCAGATATATCAGATAGAGTCCTAAACTTTTCAGTCAACAAGAGCGCATCTGATATCGGAGCCAGCGGTCTGCCAGTAGGACAATTACTTGCGTCTACTGGCAAACTTGAACTATTTGATTTTGATGATGCATTTAATGCAAACAATACAGACAGTATTATTGGAAAGTATGTATCAAAAAATATTCAGGTAAAACTATATGATGTAGTTGTTGATGTTAATGGAATAGATTATTATGTCCCTATTAAGACTATGTATTCAGATGGCTTTCCAAAAACCTCAAACGACTCAAAGCAGGTATCTATTGAACTCAGAGACCTATATTTCTATTTTGAGTCTCAAACTGCTCCACAGATTCTATCAACCAATACCTCTGTAAGTTCTGCAGTTTCGCTATTGCTAGACTCTATAGGATTTTCTAATTACGTATTTAAAAGAGTTGAAGGAGAGTCTGAGACTATTATCCCTTATTTCTTTATACCACCAGAAAAAACAGTTGCAGAAATATTAGAAGATATCGCCATCTCTACACAAACAGCGATGTTCTTTGACGAGTATAATAATTTTGTAATGATGAGCAGGAACTACATGATGCCATCATTAACAGAAAGACCTACAGACATAGTTTTGTATGGATCATCAGACTCACAGGATTCTGGTGTAGTTAAGAACGAAAGAACAAAGACAAAACTTGCAAACATATTAGAGATAACTTCTGAAGATAATGACGTTTATAATGACGGAAAGATTATCTATACAACTAGACATATTCAAAGATCTATAGGAAGCATTAAGCAAGCAAGCCTTGTAGATAGTGAAAAAACTTGGATATATAAGCCAGTTCTATTATGGGAAGTTTCTGGTACAGAAAATACAAAGTCTATTAATGGCGAGGTTGGCAACCAGTCTACATACATGCTAAGCGCAATCCCGCTAAACTCTACACTGTCAAACGCCGTACCAACTGTTTCTAACAATGTGGTTATTAATAATGTGATGGACCTTGGCGAGGGAGTTTATTGGATCACAAGGTATAACGGATACTTTTATTCCAACGGAGAAATAATTAAATACGATGCAGTTCAATATAACATTTCTGGAACTGGAGATGTTTGGATTAATAATGTTCAAGAGTATGACAAATACTTTTCATCACTTCCGTTTAATGGAAAGATTTATCCAACAGGTCTTGTAAGAATATATGCTGAGCCAAATTATGAAGAGATATCTGGAATTGTGAAGTTGAAGAACGGTGCAGTTGCAAAGCACGGAAGAGGACAATTTGGCACACCAGTAACATCTCATTCTGCTGGACTGAGTTCATACTGGTCAGACAATGCAAATGTCCGTGGGTGCACAATGGACTCCAAGTACTTATTCAAAACAGGTCAGACTTCTCCTGAGACACGAGTGTTTGCAGCGGGAGTTAGCAACACTCTTGCACAAAAGACAACTAGAAATGGAATTATAAAGAATTTCCTTGCATCAAAATATATCTCAGAGTCAGATACAAATGCAATGCTTGCAACACAGGCAGGCACAGTACAGTCTTCTGCATTAATTATGAATGGTCCAGGATTTACAACAACTGAATCACCAATTGACTTTATATCGTATGTATATAAGCCCTTAACAAATAAGTATAAGCACTTTGGAACTAGAATGAGAATTGTAGGAAAGATTGAAAACGATATTAATCGTGGACAAACGCCTGTTGGTGCTTCCACTTACTATACTGTTCCAGGATCTACACCAGATAAGAACATCAGTATTGTTGGTGGATCTGGTGGTCTTGGTGTAATGCTAAATCCAGAAACAAATAACGGATACTATTTTGAGATTATCGCTCTTGGAGCAAGCAATTTAAACAACTCTCAAAAAGATAATGTCCATAATGTTATATTTTATAAACTAAAGGCTGCATCTACTGGAACAGCAACAACGTCTGCCATACCAGTTAAATTGTATGAGGGTCTTACAAACATAATTGTAGACGATGGAAAATTCACGGGACAGTACAGAATGGCTGCAGAAGAAAATCCAACGGTATATGACTTAGCAGTAGAGTACCAAGAGATAGGAACCAGAAGACGATTCTTCCTATACTTAAATAACAACTTAATTGCTACTGTTGATGATACAGATCCTCTTCCAATATACAACAATATGGCACTATTTGTGCGTGGATCATCAAGAATTATGTTTGAAAATATCTATGCTTTGGCAAACAATTACTCACAAAATACAGCATTCCAGATTGATGCACCAATTAGTTCAGCCTTTGGTGACTAATAAATAAATGAAAACGACTCATTTATGAAGTATGCCATGTCAGGAGCAGTTCAGTCTACTTACCTGACAGGAATTAGTTCTGCAGAACCTCCAAAATTTAACATGTACTTTGAAGAATTTGGAACGATTATGAGAGAGGCAGCGTCTTTTAACTTCAAATATGACAAGGCTTATCCAGCGCTATATGCAAAACTGTCTCCAACATTTAATAGACTAAAGGGATATTCTGTCTCAGGCTTCAGAGCAGGATCGTACGGCGCAGAGTTCCTTGTATTTAATTCTACAGATACAGCACTTAGCCTTGATGAGACAAGTGGAAACTACTTAAGAGTTCAGGGTATTACCTTTACTCAGCAATCAGACAATGACCTCACAGTTGATGAATACTTCTCCAAGAATAGCAATTTAGCAGATCCACAATTTGTTGGTGGCACACTTGTTTCATACCCTAACAAAATTGCAAAAGACTATGAAGATATAAAGTTAAGCAGAATGGCTTATGGTAAAAAGGATTTCTCATTGCAGGTCCCATATATTCAGTCACATGATGATGCAGAAAATCTTTTAGCATGGGTTATTAAAAAAATAATGAAGCCAAGAAAGTCTGTTGGTGTTAAGATTTTTGCAAACCCAATGATTCAACTTGGAGATATTGTTTCAGTTGATTATATTGAAAATGGAATAAACAAAGTTGGATCAAAAGATTCAAGGTTTGTCGTATATAATATAGAGTATTCTAAAGAACAGGGTGGTCCAGAAATGACCGTATTCCTGAGTGAGGTGCCAGAATGACAACAGATGCAGTAGCAAATCAGCCAGGGTCAACACCTAAAGCAGCAACAAACCCAGCAGTGCTTGTTGCAACTCCATCACTCATTGCTCTTAGCAATCCACCTCTTGAAATAGATATTATGGCAGACCTAATATTTGAAAATATAGGTGGCCAAGAACTTATCAATATATCCAGAAATGATATTATTAATGGGCAAGATGTGGTCTATAGCCCAATTAAAAACCTTCAAAGTCTTCAACTTGACTACAACCCTAATAATATAATTAGACTTGAGAGCACCGCAGATACCTACTTTAAGAATTTTCCAATCAGGCTTGAAAATAAGATTCCAGCAGTTGGCTCTGGTCCTAACGGAGAGATAGTTTACATAGATGCTGAGACAGGCGACCTAATTATCAATGTAATGAATCTGGAGTCTGACGAGCAGATAGATGTTCAAATATTAAATAGTGGAGAAATACTTAATGGTACAATATATGGGGCGGTATAAAAATGATAACTAATACAGGTAAGAATATTCTAGCAAAGTACTTAGTGGGTCAAGCACCTGCTTATGCTTCATATATTGCTATAGGCTGTGGGGCAACACCACTTAATACAGACTCTCAACTAGGAGATTATTCAGATAAGACATCTCTTGATTTTGAGATGTTTCGTGTTCCAATCACATCTCGTGGATACGTAACAGAAGATGGGCAGTCCAAGATAGTCTTTACTGCAGAACTTCCTACCGCAGAAAGATATGAGATCACAGAGGTTGGCGTATGGTCTGCAGGATCAAACCCTACTGCAGGGTCTTACGATAGCAAGAGCATCTATTCTTTTACATCTAACGAAAACTGGGAATATCACGGTACAGATAACGTAACATCGATTCCAGTATATTATACGCCTCTAGACTCAGAAGACAATATCATCAACATTGCAGATCAGGTTTTTCAGACGAATGCCGATAATAAAATTTTTACAAATCAAGAACGTGCAGACAGATACGAGAGATGCAGATTTCTTAACAACATAATGGTTGTAAGAGGAGACATGACAAATCTTTCTGTGACCAACGGGCACCTTGTAGTTCCAGCAAACTCAAAGCACATACACTTAACAGGTGCCTCAGTTGACTTCAATAAAAATGCTCCAACAGATGATTTGAGATTGGCATTTTCTGTAATTAATAAGGATGGAGAGTCAAGCATCCAGCCAGACGAAGTTAGAATTATGTTGGAGTTTGCAGAGTCCGATGTACACGGCACTGGACAGTGGGCAAGATTTGAAACTGTTATAAAGGAGTCTGATGTTGGTGTGGACTTTGCAACAAATAGATATTTTGTTTCTAAGAAAACATTCCAGGATCTATATAAGAGCAGTGGCTTTACGTGGAATGTTGTCGATGTTGTAAAGTTTTATGTTTCAGTAATTAAAGATGGGGTTGTCTCAGATGACTACTATGTTTGTTTAGATGCCCTAAGATTAGAAAACACAACCTCTTCAAACCCAGTCTATGGGCTATCTGGTTATTCTGTAATTAAAAATAATAATGCAGAAACAATAACTAAGTTTGCTAATACAACTAATCATATCGAGTTTAGGTTTGGGATGGATGTTGTATAGTGGCAGACTCATCAATCAAAAAGGTAATTATAAAAAAAGAAGATCTGCCAGCGTTTAATGGTGCAACCCAAGCGTACACGGTTAGATACAGGGTTGTATCTGAAGATAAGAACAGAACTTCTCACTGGTCTCCATATTATTCTGTAGCAAAAGATTCTCCAGAGCAGGTTACTTGCTCTGTTCAGGTAGTTGAAAATTCTGTAACAATGGTTTGGAAGCAACCAGTATCAGTAACAAGACAGTATGACATTTATTTTAAACTAAATAATGGATCATGGCAGTATATAGCCAGTTCATCATCTACACAGTTTTCGACATTAATAGACGAGGGCACTACCAGCATACAGGTTGCTATCCAACTTCCAACATACCCAAGACAGTACTTCCCACTTGCAGCAATTTTTACGTCAGCACAGATAACCCTTTAGTGGTATAATTGATATACTATGGCAAAAATTCCTTTACCTGAGCGTGGTCAACCACTAGATGTTACTTATATATCTCAGTTGGCCCAGGCAGTTAATGAACTATCAACATCGATTTCGCCATCAACTTACAAGTACACATCTATCGATACGCCAAATGCTGGTAAACAAAATATTAAGGCAACAGAGGCTAGAGTTATTGGTGGGTATGTTCGTGTTGTAAACAGCGGAACAATAACTGCTGGTGAAGAAAAGTCATTTACATATTCTTTCCCAGGGGAGTTTAAGTATTCTCCTATTGCAACTGCTACACCAATTAATACTGGAAATACAGTTGCTGGTAAAAATGTAACCGTTGTTCTTAAGAGCGTAACAACTTCAGGTCTTGAAGGGGTGGTTAGATTTAACACCTCTGGAGACGTATCTGTAGATGTTAATCTCATTATCATTGGCGTACCAAACTAATGCTAAAGTGTATAAAATGCAAAGGGAGAATGTTTCTTGATAGACAATACAGCACAGTCGGACACCTTGAAACATATTGTATGTCTTGTGGATCAAGAAATTTTTACAACCCACCAGAAAGTTCTGCGGAGGGTTCATGGCTGTTAAAAAAGGAAGTATTGAGAGCGAAGGCTACAATGTCCTCCCTGTAATTCCAGGGAATAAAAAGGTTTGGTTTCTAAACGGAGACCTTGTAAGAATTCATCATCTAAATAAGTCTAATGGCATTATGTCTGTTTACAATATAACAAAGGATCAGATTGAAAGTTGTTTAATATCTGATTTTAAAAAGAAGCGTGAAAGAGCGTACACCGTTAGAGAGACTGCTGATTTAGTTAATCGTCATAAAAAATATATGCCATCGCTAATGAGGCGTGGAGTAATTCCGTTTCCAATGGGATCTCAAAAAGGTGGAGCAAGAGGCTTTCAGGTAAGATCTTATTACTCAGAATCACAAGTAAGAGAGATTCGTGATATACTTGCTACATACCATATTGGTAGACCAAGAAAAGACAATTTAATAACAAATGATATCACCCCAAGCAAGCAAGAGTTGACACGAAGAATGGGCGATGGTATACTTACATATACGAGAACTGAAGATGGACGATTCATTCCTATCTGGTCTGAATCTATTTAACGAAGGGTATGAACATGGAAAACGAAGACACAAAGGTATCTGTTACACTTGGATACACACTTAACCTTGGCAACTTTCAATCACTAAGACTTGATCTTGGAATTGTTGATTCACGCAAAAATGGAGAAAATATTAATCAAGCATTTGAGCGTGTGTATAAGTTTGTTGAAGATAAGTTAACTGAAAAGATCAACGAAGCAAAGTCTGAAATCAACGAGTAATGGCTGAACGCAAAGACCGTATGGCTTTGCTTTCAAGATACAGCAAGTATCATACCGCAAGGTACGAGTCAAAGCCATCACTTAACTTAAACGTAGAGCAGTGGGCATCTGATGCCCTTGTAGAGTCATACGGTATCTCTGGCTGCTACGATATACTTGAGTATTACTTTTCAGTTGCAGAGAACCCATCATGGAACTACTTTGCATATAATGCAGAAAAAATATTGCAGGCACAAAAAGATAAAAAGAAAGACGACGAAGAGAGAGCAGAGCGTAGAAGAATGGCAAAGGAGTGGCTAAGTGAATAATACAGAGTCCAAACTGATTACTGCAGTTCTTCAAGACAAGCAGATTCACGTTCTGCTTCAGGCTAATGTAGACAACTTGTTAAGAACTCATGGAGACATCTGGAACTTTATCAGACTGTACTTTGAGAATAATAAGTCATTGCCACCTGCAGAACTTGTAACAGAAAAATTTAGAGACTTTTCCCCAATAGCAAATGTTGGTGCAACAAAGCACCACCTTGAAGAGTTGCAGGGTGAATACTTAAACGATAGCCTTAAAGATATTTTGAGATCTGCTGCAACTAATGTTCAGAACAATCAGGGAAATATTGCGCTAAATGATTTGATCACACAGACCTCTGAGTTAAAGAAAAACACTTCAGCAATTCGTGACATTGATGTTACAGACCTTGAGTCAGCAGTGGCATACTTTGAAAACCTAAAGGTACAGCAAGCAGCAGGGCATGTTGGAATTAAAACTAATCTTCCAGGGTTTGACAACTACCTTCCTTCTGGAATTATGCCAGGACAACTTGGAGTGTTCCTTGCTTATCCAGGTATTGGTAAGTCATGGATGGCATTGTACTTTGCAGTGCAAGCATGGAAGCAAGGCAAGACACCCTTAGTAATCTCGCTTGAAATGTCTGAGACAGAAGTTCGCAATCGTGTCTTTACAATTATGGGTGAGGGTCTTTGGTCACATAGGAAACTAAGTAATGGTGAAGTTGAGTTAGATACACTTAGGGCTTGGCATGCTAAGCACTTACAGGGTAAGCCAGAGTTTCACATTATCTCAAATGATCAAGGTGGTGAGATCAATCCATCAGTTCTTCGTGGAAAGATTGATCAGTATAAGCCAGACTTTGTAATCGTTGACTACCTTCAGTTGATGGCTCCTAATCAGAAGTCAGACAATGAAACGGTACGAATGAAGAACCTTTCAAGAGAACTCAAACTTATGGCTATTGGTGAAGAAGTTCCTATTATTGCTATCTCATCTGCTACTCCAGACGATGTTAATGACCTAAGCGGTGTTCCAACTCTGGGTCAGACTGCTTGGTCAAGACAGATTGCATACGATGCTGACTGGGTAATTGCTCTTGGTAGAGCATCAAATAGCGACATCATTGAGTGTGCCTTCAGAAAGAATCGTAATGGATTCATGGGAGATTTTCTGGTACAGGTTGACTTTGACAAGGGATACTACAGATATAAAGACTATGAAGATAAGTAGGTATAATATGTTACATGGCAAACTATCACCACAAGCCTATCAAGAAGTTCAATTTGAGCGGAGTGATCCACGATGAATCAGCACTTGGTAGACTTAAGCAGGAATATATTAGACTCCTTGAGTCTGAGATGCGCCTGTCTGGATATGTGCCAAGGCTTGACATAGAACCAGACTTTACATTAGACTATAACCATAAGAAAAAATATTTTGAATTTGAATTAACAGTACATGGAACATATACGGGGAGAAAACAAAGCGAATGGATAGCAGGAATAGACGGAAGCAAAGTAATCTATACACAAAAGAGCAAATCAAAAGAGTTCTCACAGGAACAGGTGTAACGATTGAGTCTGAGGTAGACTCAGATTATATTATTTTTTGTCCATACCACAACAACAACCGAACCCCAGCAGGAGAAATAGATAAGAACAATGGAACTTTCTTTTGCTTTGCATGCCACCACGTAACTGGATTTATTGAGTTTGTTATGCACATGTCTAATAGGACATACTTTGAGGCTGCTAGATTTATTAAGAGCAAAGAAACAGAGACAAGCATTGAAACAGATATTGATAAGGCTTTATACAAAAAGCCAGAGTTCACAACCTTTGATGAATTAGTTCTTAAGCGTTTGCACAACAACCTTCTTGAATCGGATAGAGCAAAGAACTACTTTGCTTATAGAAAGATAACAAAAGATTCTGCATCAAAGTTTTCTTTGGGCTATTCAGATAAACAGGATATGGTTACAGTGCCAGTACATAGTCCAGACGGTTTGCCAATTGGCTTTGTCGGAAGATCAATTGAAGGAAAAGAATTTAAAAATACTCCAGGCCTTCCAAAATCTAAAACGTTATTTAATTTGCACAGAGTAAAGAGTTCTGGAACTGTCTATGTTGTTGAGTCATCATTTGATGCGATTAGACTTGACCAAGTTGGACTTCCAGCAGTCGCAACACTAGGATCAAATGTATCTAACATACAAATAGAGTTGCTACAAAAGTACTTTAATGATATAATTGTTATTGCGGATAATGATGAAGCAGGTGGAAATATGAAAACTAAGATAGTTGAAAAACTTGGTTCTCGTGTATCTGTGATACAACTAAATAAACAATACAAAGATATAGGCGACATGGACGATACGTCAATCAGAGAACTGGACTTCCAGTTTGACAAATCAATACAGTCTATGCTAAACTAACATAACAATACAAAAGGAGAAAACACATGACAATACTAAGAGGAATCAAGGAAATGACTGCAGTTCTAGATGGACCAAAGTCATCAGATGGACCAAAGGTTAAGTGGCTAAAACTTGCAGATGGTCAATCTGTAAAGATTAGATTTTTAGAAGAACTTGACGAAGATTCAGCAAACTACAACGCAGAGCGTGGCTTAGCAATTGTAGTTAAGGAACATACAAATCCAAAGGACTATAAGCGTAAGGCTGTAGATACAATGGATACAGAGGGCCGTGACTGGGCAGAAGAAATGCATCGCAAGGATCCAAAGGCTGGCTGGAGAGCACGTCTTCGTTTCTACTGCAACGTTCTTGTAGACGATGGCATCGAAGCGCCATACGTTGCAATCTGGTCAATGGGTATCAGCAAGCAATCATCATTTAATACAATTCGTGAGTATGCACTTGAAACAGGAAGCATCTCAAACGTACAATGGAAGTTAAAGCGTAATGGTCAGGGTACTGAAACCAACTACACACTAATTCCATCTGCACCAGACAAGGAGCCATTCAACTGGGGAGACATTAAGCCTTACCCACTAGAGTCTGCACTACGCAAGGTTCCATACGCAGAACAAGAAGCGTTCTACTTGGGCTTTGATGGCCCATCATCCACTTCGGCAACAAACGCTGATTGGTAATATGAACTACGTCGGCTTACATGTCCATACCCATTTTAGTTTGTTTGATGGGATTGCTACTCCAGAAGAATACGTGAACCGTGCAGTTGAGTTAGGGATGCCAGCAATTGCGATCACTGACCACGGTACTTTATCTGGGCATAGGGAACTGCACCGTATTGCAAAAGCAAAGGGCATTAAGCCAATTCTTGGGCTAGAGGGATACATGTGTGCAGACATATCTGATACACGAGATAAGTCTGAAAGAGAAGGTCAGCAAGATCTTGTCTATAACCACATTATCCTTCTAGCCAAGAATAAAATTGGTTTAGAAAATCTAAACAAGATCAGCGAACTATCATGGACAGATGGTTTCTTTAAGAAGCCACGATTTGATTTTAGTATATTGGAAAAGTATAAAGAAGGAATCATTGTTTCTTCTGCTTGCCCAAGTAGCGTTTTAGTTAAAGCACTTGAAGAAGAAGAGTTTGCTCTTGCTAAGAAATATATAGCATGGTTTAAAGAGCGCTTTGCAGATGACTACTATATTGAGGTTATGCCTCATAATGAAGCGCATATTAATAAGTATCTTATAGAACTTGCAGACGAGTTTGGCATTAAGGTTATTGTTACACCAGATTGCCACCACGTTGACCCATCACAAAAAGAGGTTCAAGAGTTTAAGTTGCTAATGAATACACATGGTAAGTTTGTCAAAGATGCAACATATGAGAAGTCAAAGAAGCAACCAGACATGATGAAGCGCCTGGACTATCTTTATGGTGAAGACCGCCAGATAACATTCAATAAGTTCGATATTCACCTGCTTTCATACGAAGAGATTAAAGCAGCCATGGAAGCGCAGGGTATTGATAGACCAGACATTTATTCAAATACAATCCTATTAGCAGATACAGTAGGAGACTATGGCATTCAAGAAGGCTTAAATCTACTACCAGTACAGTACAAGAGCCCTGACAAAGAACTTGCAAAGGTTGCACTAGAAGGTTTGGCAGAGCGAGGTTTGTCAGAGAATCAGGAATACCTTGAAAGACTTGAAGAAGAGTTGCAAATTATTAAAGATAAGAAGTTTGCTCCATACTTCCTTGTTGTAAGTAATATGATCAACTGGGCTAAGAAGGAAGAAATTATGGTGGGTCCAGGTCGTGGATCTTCTGCTGGTTCTCTTGTTTGCTATGCACTAAAGATTACAGACATCGACCCTATTGAGCATAACCTTTTGTTCTTCCGCTTTATTAATCCAGAGCGTAATGACTTCCCAGATATTGATACAGATATTCAGGATACTCGTCGTGAAGAAGTAAAGGATTATCTTGTTAGACAATATCGACATGTTGCATCTATTGCAACCTTCCTTGAGTTTACAGGCAAGGGAATCGTTAGAGACGTTGCACGAGTTTTAAGCATCCCGTTATCAGATGTGAATAAAGTTTTAAAAACTGTAGATTCATGGGATGATTTCTGCACATCAAAGGCAACCTATGAGTTCCGCCAGAAGTATCCAGAAGTAGAGGTCTATGGTGAGCAACTTCGTGGTCGAATCCGTGGAACAGGTATTCACGCAGCAGGTGTTGTTACAAGTAAGGAGCCAATCTTTAGATATGCACCACTTGAAACAAGATCATCTACTGGATCCGATGAAAGAATTCCTGTTGTTGGTGTTGACATGGAAGAGGCTGAGAGAATTGGCTTAATCAAGATTGATGCATTGGGACTTAAAACATTGTCTGTTCTTAAGAATACAATTGACATTATTAAAGAACGAGATGGAAAGAAGATTGATCTTCTTAAGATTAAGATGGACGATGCTAATGTTTATCAGATGCTTTCAGATGGTTATACAAAGGGCGTGTTCCAGTGTGAAGCAGCACCATACACGAATCTTCTTGTTAAGATGGGTGTCAAGAATCTAAATGAACTTGCTGCATCAAATGCTCTTGTTCGTCCAGGCGCAATGAATACTATCGGAAAGGACTATGTTGATCGTAAGCATGGTCGTCAAAATATTTCTTATACTCACCAAGTATTGAAGCAATTTACGGAGGACACTTATGGCTGTATTCTTTACCAGGAACAAGTTATGCAAGCATGCGTACACCTTGGCGGTATGTCCATGTCGGAAGCAGATAAAGTTAGAAAGATCATTGGCAAGAAAAAGGATGCTAAAGAATTTGATCAGTTTAAAGAGAAATTCGTAGAAGGTGCATCACGATTTGTTTCACCAAATATTGCTCGTGATCTGTGGCATGACTTTGAGGCTCACGCAGGGTATTCATTTAACAAGTCTCACGCAGTAGCATACTCAACACTGTCTTACTGGACAGCATGGCTAAAGTATCACTACCCACTTGAGTTTATGTACTCACTACTAAAAAATGAAAAGGACAAAGATGCAAGAACTGAATACCTTATTGAAGCAAAAAGAATGGGCATTAGCATTAAGTTACCTCACATTAACGATTGAGGGTAAAGGTATTCGGTTTGGACTCAGTGCTATCAAGTTCATATCTGACAAAATTGGTGAGAGATACATATCTGCACGACCATTCAATTCGTATAAAGAACTTGAAGAATTTACATTTACCAAAGGCAACGGAGTAAACAGTCGTGCACTCCAAGCCCTAAGAGTAATTGGCGCAGCAACATTTAATGATAATCCTAGAAATGACCAGGAGATTAAAGAGAACCTGTATGAGTACTTAAACCTTCCAGAGTTTAACATTACAATACCTTCTCACTACTACGCTTTCATTCAGGATATTGTTGACTTTGAAGAAAAAGGATCATACATCTTTATGGGTATGGTAAAATCAATTAAGCGAGGAACAGGATGGTCACGAGTTGAAATTTTGGACAAAACTGGCAGTGTCGGTATATTTGATGATGAAAATACAACTATTGAGACAGGTCGTTCTTATCTGGTCTTGTGTAATGATAACAGGATTGTTTCTTTCATACCTTCAGATGAGATAAAAGAATCGTCACATGCTCTTGTAAAGTTTTTGAGTTATAAGCAGTTGCCATATAAAGATGATGAAATGTTCGTGGTTTCATTTAAGCCAAGAATTACAAAGACTGGAAAGAAGATGGCATCTCTAACACTTGCAGATACAAGAAGAGATCTTCATTCTATTACGGTTTTCCCTACATCTTTTGCAAAGGCATACATGCATATTGAAGAAGGAAAGTCATATAAGTTTGATTTTGGAAAGACTAAAGACGGAACAGTAACATTGGAGGATGTACATGTCAGTTAGCGTAGAAGAAGCATTAGCACAACTTGATCCTAAGTTAAGAAAGAGATTGGGAACTGGGGTTGGTGTCAACTATGAGTATCAGCCTACGCCCAGTTATGGTTTAAACCGTGCACTTGGAGGCGGACTGCCGTATGGCAGACAGGTGCTGATTTGGGGATCAAAGTCGTCTGCAAAGTCTTCTATGTGCCTTCAGATGATTGCTTTAGCCCAAGCAGAGGGCAAGTTGTGTGCATGGATTGACTCTGAGATGTCCTATTCTGAAGATTGGGCCAGATCTCTTGGTGTGGATCCAGAAAAACTAATCTACTCACAGGCAAGAACTATTAGCGACATGGTAGATGTAGGTGTAGGCCTAATGAATGCTGGAGTTGATTTAATTGTGGTAGACTCTATTACGTCAATGCTTCCTGCAATTTATTTTGAAAAGGACACTGATGAGATGAAGGCTTTGGAAAATACAAAGCAGATTGGAGCAGAGTCTCGTGACTTTAGCAATGCTTGGAAGATGCTTAACTACGCTAATAACAAAGTTAAACCAACTCTTCTCGTTCTTATTAGCCAGTCTCGTAACAATATTAATGCTATGTATACTAGTCAGCAGCCTTCTGGTGGCCAGGCTACTAAGTTCTATTCTTCTTGTATTATTAAACTTTTTTCATCGGAATCAGACAATCAAGCGATTAAGGGCAAGATCAAAATAGGAGATAAACTAATTGAAGAAAAAATTGGTAGAACTATTAAGTGGGAACTCCAGTTCTCCAAAACCTCTCCAGGGTTCCAGTCTGGTGAGTATGATTTTTATTTTAGAGGTGACGATATTGGTCTTGATACCATTGGTGATTTGGTTACTACCGCAGAACTAAACGGTATTGTAGAGCGTACAGGAGCCTGGTATATTCTTCCTGATGGGACAAAGGTGCAGGGTAAGGAAGCATTTGTTAATCGTGTAAGAGAGGATCTTGACTTGCAAGAATCAATCAAGGCAAAACTAAATGGCTAGTTATAATGTATATCACGGCAAGTTTGTTTGCCACGAATGCAAGTCTGAGGTTACATCCCTAAGACTTTATGCTGAGACAAAAGAAGCAACATGGATGTGTAAAGACAAGCATCTTAGCAAGGTTAAGTTTGGCAAGCAGAAATGGAAGGGTAATGACGGAGAAAAGTGAGTCAAAGCGTATAGGCGCTAAACAACATAAGAACTCTGGTCGTAATACCCAAAAGGGCGATGCTTCTTGGAATAATTTTGTAGTAGACTTTAAAGAAGTCGGAAAATCTTTTACTTTAAATAAAGAGGTTTGGGCAAAGGCTACAACAGATGCTATGAAGAACGGTAAAGACCCAGCCATTGTCGTAGTAATGGGCGAGGGTAATTCCAAGGTCAGGCTTGCTATAATTGAGATGAGCATCTTAGAACAACTTACAGAGAATGGTGTATAATAGGAATATGAATACAGGACACGAACCAAAGAACAAGATAGTTCCACACATAGTTAAAGGGTTTTTTACTGATGAAGAAGTAGAGGTTCTTCTTGCTATAGTAAACTATCAAAAAAAGGCAAAAAACTTAGGAGAGTTTTACTCACCACTTGTTTTGCCAAAAATGGCAAGAATGCAGATAGAATTGATGTACCCAATAAGCATACGAAGCAAACTTGAAAGTTATGCGTCTTATCTGGTTGGAGAAGAAGTTTTTATGTCTCATAACAGTTATTTAAGTTATAACCAAGAGCATAGTCCAGGTGTAAATCCAAAACTACCTCCGCACTACGATTCAGATAACTATTTTTCTAAACTAACCTTAGACTATCAGTTAGATACCAATATTGACTGGCCAATAGTAATCGAAGGAGAACATTTTAGTCTTGAGTATGGAGACTTGCTTGTTTTTTGGGGCGCAGGCCAAGCACACTGGAGAGATCCAGTATTGTTTAAAGAAGGAGATAATACTGAGGTTCTTACAATGCACTTTTCAACAATGAAGGACTTTCAGGAATTAAACGATTCTTCTAGAGCACAGGAAAAAAGAGATGCAAGACTTGCTAAATGGAAAGAAGATCCTGTGTTTTTAAAATATAATGAAGACTTTTTTAACAAGGAAGTCGCACTAACCAATAAAGACAACTTTTAAAAAGGAACAATAATGCAAAATGAAAACACAACCATTGATATGGTTAATGGTCTTGCAGAAATTGCTGACTACATGGAAGATGAAGAACTTACTATTGCACTAACAATGATTGCTAAGTTAATCGTAAAGCCAGACATTCCAATTAATGTCGCTCACGTAGAAATTGTTAGGCTTCAGGCTATTGCAGCAAAGATGGCATTTAAAGCCACCTGGATGGCCAATGTAGATAAGTCGGATCGTGGAAAGAAAAACTTATATTACACAGCAGCAGAGTCAATTAATAACTTGGTCTCAGCATTAAAATATATCACACGCTAATCTGCTATACTTATATAGAATAGAAACGAGTAATTAATGACAAAAAGTTTATTGCAACAAATTATGGTAAAGCAGGAAAAGCCACCAGTTCACTCTATTGATGTTGCTGGTTTGACTGAAAAGATTCAGTCTGGCTATACTGTAAACCGCATTGATAAGCATACACAAAAGAAGACATTTGCACCATCTACAATTGCATATGGTCATGGAGAGTGTCCAAGATATTGGTACCTTGCTTTTGACGGACAAACATTTGAAGATGATGCTACACCCTATAGTGCTGCTAATATGACAGCAGGCACTAAGTCACACGAAAGAATTCAGGAAGCAATGCGAAACGTTCCTGATTTTTTAGTAGACGAAGAGTTTAAGATTACCTACTCAGATCCACCAATCTTTGGGTATGGAGATGTTATGGTTAATTGGCAGGGTGAAGAACTTCTTGGTGAAATCAAGACAATGATGAATGAGGGTTTTGAGTATCGTAAGGCTCATATGAAGCCTAAGACTGGACACCTTGTTCAGTTGCTTATCTACATGAAGATTCTTAAGAAAGCAAAGGCTGTTCTTATTTATGAAAACAAGAACAATCATGAATTGCTTATTCTTCCTGTAGAAGTAAATGATTATTATCGTCGGTGGGTAGACCAGACGTTTGAATGGATGAGATCAGTTCGTAAGGCTTGGGTCGACAGAACCCTTCCTGAAAAGAACTATCGCTCAAATTCAAAGATCTGCAAATCATGTCCTATAAAAAAGGCTTGTGCAGATGCTGGCAAGGGAGACTTTAAACTAAAGTCCTTGGAGCCTATAGATGAAGCATTGTCAATGGTGTGATAAACAATTTAAAACAGATATAACATATCAAATATATTGTTCGCCAGAGTGTAGAGACATGTCAACAAAAGAAAAGATTGCTGCAAGGTATATAGTTTCTAGAAGGCAAAAGAGAAAAGGCAAGGAAAGAAATTGTAAATCATGCAAAGAGCCTTTGTCAATATATAATGATGAAAGTCTTTGTGGAAAGTGCAATGTAAATCCTTCTGATGTGGCAAAAGCATTAAAAGAAATTAAGGATAACTTGAAATGAAACTAGCAGAGGCAATAGGGACTAAACTTCCAAAAACTATTTGTGCTATCGATGCAAGCACTAATAGCCTTGCCTTTGCTATTTTTGATACTCAGGGAAAAACTTTAGAATCTGTAGGAAAGATTACATTCAAGGGCAATAATACCTACGAAAAAGTTATGGATGCAGGACAAAAGGTTAAACTGTTTCTTGATATGTATGGTGGGTTTGAGGCAATAGTGATTGAGCATACAGTATTTATGAATAGTCCTAAGACTGCTGCTGATCTTGCTTTGGTTCAGGGTGCTATCCTTGGGGCAGCAGGGCAGTCTGGAACAAAGGTAATTGGAAAAGTTGCTCCAATCACATGGCAGAACTTTATTGGCAACAAGAAGATTTCTAAAGATGAAAAACTATATATTAAGTCACAAAATCCAGGGAAGTCAGAATCATGGCTCAAGTCCTATGAAAGAGACCTTCGTAAGCAAAGAACAATAAACTTTATCAATATACAATATGATAGAACAATTAGTGATAATGATGTTGCGGACGCTTGTGGTATTGGCCACTGGGCATTAAAGAATTGGGGCAAAGCAATTGGAGTTGACAACTAGTATCATGGCTGCTAAACTATATACAAGTGAAACTTTTATGCGTAAGAGATATCTTATAGATAAGAAAACACCAGAAGAGATTGCAAAGGAATGTGGATGCTCTTTAGAGACTGTCTATGTATACCTTGCTAAATTTGGATTAAGGAAATCAAAGCGATGAAAAAGATTAAATACATTCTGTTTATATTGTCATTAGTAGCAGCAGTTGGTATTTCTTATGCCACCGCAACACTAAAAGGAATGCCAGATACATTTGAAATGGAAGACGACGATGAGTGAAAATCTAAATATAACTGTGGATCAGGTAAACCATCCAACTCACTACACAACAGACCCATCTGGCGTAGAGTGTATTCAGATTACTCGTCATCGCAATTTTAATATTGGTAATGCTTTTAAGTACCTTTGGAGAGCAGGACTTAAAGATGAGTCAAAGACTATTCAGGATCTTGAGAAAGCAATCTTCTACATTAAAGATGAAATTAATAGGCTAGAGGGTAAGTATGTCAACTGAAGATGATTTGGTTAAGCACCTTGATCAAGTAAACCAAGTAGTAGAAGAATACCTAAAGGGCAATGACCCAACAGTTATCTCTAAGCAACTTGCAATACCAAGACAAAAGGTTGTAACACTTATTAATGAGTGGAAGGTTATGGCATCTGCTAATGATGCTATTCGTGCTCGTGCTAAAGAAGCACTGGCTGCTGCAGATACACACTATAGCAAGTTGGTATCTCGTACATATGAAGTTATCGATGAAGCGTCTATGACTAATAATCTTAGTGCAAAGACTGCTGCAATCAAACTTGTAATGGATATTGAATCCAAGCGTATTGATATGCTGCAGAAGGCTGGTCTGCTTGAAAATAAAGAACTTGCTGAAGAGATGATGGAAATTGAAAAGCGTCAAGAAATTCTTGTCCTTATATTAAAAGACATTGCTTCTGAGTACCCACAGGTTCGTGACGAAATCATGCGTAGGCTTTCTGCATTTGCAAAAGACAATGAGGTGATTACAGTTGTCCACGATGTTCAATGATTTCCTTGAAGCACTACAGGATGATCACTTTAATGAGATACCAGTAGACGCAAGAACATTTGTTGAGGGCGATGCTTTCCTTGGACAGCCACCACTATCAGATATCCAGTATGACATCGTTGAGGCAATGAGTCAGATCTATCGTAGAGAAGATTTGATTAATATCATGGGTGAAGAAAAGGGTACTCAGTACTACAACAAGTATACAAAAAATGAAATCATCCTGCAACTTGGCAAGGGATCTGGAAAAGACTTCACATCAACCGTAGCATGCTCATACATCGTATACAAACTTCTATGTCTAAAAGACCCAGCAAAATATTTTGGTAAGCCTTCTGGAGATGCTATCGACCTTATTAACGTTGCTATTAACGCTCAACAGGCTAAGAACGTTTTCTTTAAAGGCTTTAAATCAAAGATTGAAAGATCCCCATGGTTTGCAGGAAAGTATTACGCTAAGGCTGACTCGATTGAGTTTGATAAATCAATCACAGTTTACTCTGGTCACTCAGAGCGTGAATCACATGAGGGTTTGAACCTTCTTCTTGCAGTACTTGATGAGATTTCTGGTTTCGCATCTGAAGTTGGAACAGGAAATGAACAAGGAAAGACTGCTGATAATATCTATAAGGCTTTCCGTGGATCAGTAGATTCTCGTTTCCCAGACCTTGGAAAGGTTGTTCTTCTATCATTCCCAAGATACCCAGGTGACTTTATTTCAGAAAGATACGATGACGTAATTGCTGAAAAAGAGGTTATAGAAAGAACGCACAAGTTTACAATTAATCCATTACTTCCAGAGGATAGCCCAGATAACACATTTGAAATTTCGTGGGATGAAGATCAGATTACATCATATAAATATCCAGGAGTGTTTGCACTAAAGAGACCTACATGGGAAGTAAATCCAACACGTAAGATCGATGACTTTATGATTGCATTCATGACAGACCTTGGTGATGCAATGATGCGCTTTGCATGTGTTCCAACCTTTGCTTCTGATGCATTCTTTAAGCAGGCAGATAAGGTAAGATCATGCATGACATTAAGAAATCCAGTAGATACTTTTAAAAGGTTTGACGAATCATTTAAGCCAGACCCAAACAAAAAGTATTACGTTCATGCTGACCTTGCACAAAAGCATGACAAGTGTGCAGTTGCAATTGCTCACGTAGATAAGTGGGTAAACATTCAAGTAATTAATAATTATGAGCAGGTCGCCCCAATTGTCGTAGTAGATGCAGTAGCATGGTGGGAGCCAAAGGTAGAGGGTCCAGTTAACCTATCAGAGGTAAAGCAGTGGATTCAAAACCTCAGAAGATTAGGGTTTGATATTGGCCTAGTTTCTTTTGACCGCTGGCAGTCATTTGATATTCAAAATGAGTTGAAGCAAGTAGGAATGAGAACTGATACTGTTTCTGTTGCCAAGAAGCACTATGAGGATATGGCTATGCTTGTGTATGAAGAAAGACTTGTTATGCCAGCAATCGAACTTTTGTTTGAAGAATTAACACAGTTAAAGATTATGAAAAATGATAGAGTTGACCACCCACGCAAAAAGTCAAAGGACTTGGCTGATGCTGTGTGTGGTGCTATTTTTGGGGCTATATCTCATACCCCTAAAAATACAGACACTGAAGTAGAGGTTCACACATTTAGGGACAGATCTAAGCGTGTTGACGAACTACCTGAGAACGTGATACAATATAAACCTATGCCAGATGACGTAAAAGACTATTTGGATAGATTAAATCTACTATAAACAAGGAGAAATAACGAATGAATTCATTCAAGAAGATCGCACTAGCCGTGGTTGCAGCCATGACTTTGGGCATGGTCGCCGTAGCACCTGCAAATGCTACAGTAATGACAGTAGCAGTAACACTAGACGGAACAGCAAACACAACTAATGGTGTACTTGCTACCCCTGCTACACTACCAGTCCCAGCAGACAATACAATTGATGCAGCAGACGCATTGCGTTTTGTAGCAACAGTTGCAGCAGGAACATCAGTTACTGCAACTGCAACTAACGCAACAATCGTATCTGCACTACACACATCAGCAGCACCAGTAGGAGCATCGTCAGGATCATCATCTTTGACAATTGCAACAGGTACTGGAACAACTGCAACATTCTTTGTTTACACAAAGACAACAGCAATTGGCACAGTTGTAATCAACAACGGTGGAACAACTCTTACATATTATGTACAGGGTACTGCTGGAAAGATCAACAACCTAACAGTTTCAGCACCTGCTACAGGTGCAGCAGGAACTAAGCAGGATATCGTTGTAACTGCAACAGACACATTTGGTAACAAGGTTTCTGGTAAGTCAATTACAGCAACAGTCTTTGCTGCAACAGCAGTACTAGACACAGCAACAGTAACAACTGGTGCTACACTAACAGACTTTGGAACAGCAACCTTTAAGGCAACTCTTCCAACAACTGGAACACGCTCACTAATCACATTTGCTCCAACAACTTCAACAGATGCAACATCTGCAGATGTAGTTGGTCTACCTGCTCGCACTCTTGCACCATTTGCAGAGATTGCAGTTCGTGACCTAGTGTCAGAACTTGCTGCTGAGAAGGCTGCAAAGGATGCAGCACTTGCTGCTAAGGCTGTTGCAGATGCTGCAGTTCTAAAGGCTGCTGCAGATGCTGCTGCTGCTAAGGTCGCTTCAGATGCTGCTCTTGCAGCAGAAAAGGCTGCTTCAGCAAAGGCACTAGCAGATGCAAAGGTTGCTTCAGATGCAGCACTTGCTGCTAAGGATGCACAGATTGCTAAGTTGACTGCAGACAATGCAGCAGCAATCAAGTCACTTAAGGATGCTTTCAACAAGTTGGCTCGCCAATGGAATGCAAAGAATCCAAAGGCACGAGTTACTCTCGTTAAGTAATTAGTCCAACACTAAAGGGGTTGCCAATTATGGTAGCCCCTTTTTTGTGGAATAAAATGGTATAATCATCCTATCAGACATCATGTCTGCAAGGGGGAAGGCAAATAAAACGACTACTACGCATAGCAACAGCCACTATATTAGCCTTTGGATGGCTTCTAATAGCCCCTACGGACGCACACTCTGACGACCCTTTAACAGTTGCAGCAGGACAGATTCAAAACCTCAATAGCGCAGTAGATAAATTAGACTATAAAGATGGTCTAATAGGGCTAATTGACATAGCAGAGAACAAGTTTCTTTATGCCAAAAACCTGGGGGATGTAAGAGACGATGCCTATCAAGCCTATGATGATGCAGTAGAGGCAGAAGAATTAGCCTTACAAGAGGTAGAACTTGCTCAGTCAAATGTGGATGGGCAGACAGCCACAGTAGCCCTTGCTCTTGAGAATAGAGACAATGCTTTTCAAGATAAGAATGATGCACAGGATGCTCTCAACATAGCCAACATTAATCTTCAAACAGCACAATCTAACATGCAATCTGCTGGTGGATCAGGATTTCAATATACTGTCTATAATCTTGCAAGGGTTTGGCCAAGCATAGCAGTTCCAGATTCTGTTATTTGTTCTGGTACTTGGAACTCAAACTCTATGTACCTTCCAGTTTGTGGAAATAGATATGAAAATATAGTAGTTAAATTCACTGGCAGAATTACAGTTCCAGATCACTGGACATCTACATATTTTGCAGGGTACACAGATGATGGATTTAAAATGTATATTGATGGACAACTTGCTATCAGTAACTGGGTAGAGCAAGGAGTAAGATGGAGTTCCTACTCTCCCACATACGATGTTACTACAGACAAGACATTTGATGTTGAGATTTGGTGGTATAACGGTGGTGGTCCAGGATCTTATCATCTTGGATGGGCTATTCCTGGAGGATGGACTGGAGCAGGGTGCGACTATACTGGTGGTTGGGGTGTAGGATTTAGTTGTAATCTTGGAACATTCTCTTCTGGATCAGGACCAACACAGGCACAAATAGATGCTTATAACCAAGCACTTGCAACAAGGAATGCAGCGCAACAAGATTATAACAATGCTTTGTCAGAATATAATGACAAACTAAATGTATATAATCAGGCTGTTTCAGAACTAAACTCATTAGCCCAAACATTAACTAACAAAGAATCTGAATACGACAATGCAGTAAATGATACAGAAGATGCTTTGTCTGAAAAGAATAATTCTATAAATGATTTTAATAATGCTATCAATGATTTAAATAGTGCAATTGATGACGCATGGCGTTATTATGATGAGCAGATGCAGCGAGAGATTCAGAGAGCAATTGCCCAAGCAGCCGCTGCTGCTGCAGCAAATCAGCCAAAGCCAGAGCCTTCACCAGAACCTAAGCCAACTCTTGAACCAGAGAAGCCAAAGCCTTCACCACCACCAACAGATAAGCCTGAGCCAAAGCCAACCAACCCTACTGCTACAGAAGAGCCAAAGCCAGTTGATCCTAAACCAGAACCACCAAAGGAAGAGCCAAAGCCTGAGCCAACAAAGCCAGAGGAGCCTAAGCCTACACCTGCCCCAAGCCCTGAACCAAAGCCAGAGCCTACTCCAGAGCCTCCTGTTGAGCCATCTCCAGAGCCTAAACCACTTCCAAGACCAGACTTTAAGCCAGCAGAAAATATTGATCCAGTTATCAAGGATGCAGAGTTGGCAGCACTTATCCCAGAAAAAGGAACTGGTACAGCAGAAGATTTGTCTGGAGTTATTGCTAACCTTACAAGTAAGGATAATAAATTAGTTAAACTTTCTCCAGAGCAGACAGCAGCAGTAAGCCAGACTCTCAAGTCTTTGACTCAAGAAGCAAAACAAGAACTTGCATCAGACCTTGGTATATCAGCAGGCGAAGTTGCAAAGGTAGCGGAGGCAATGAAATCAGATCCTGCAGTAGCATCAGCATTTGTTGAGTTCGCAGAAAGAGCAGGGGATGCAGGAGAAGCCCCAATGCCATTTACATTAGCAGATGCAGTAACAGAAGTACAAACAGAAGCATTCTTAGCAGATCCACTTGGAGCAGTATTTGAAGTGGATGTTACAGAACTACTATCTAA